CTATTTTTCGGTCACAAACTTGAGCGCATTCTCTAGCACGGTTAAATCAGCACCTTGTTTGTGGGCATTTTCACTTAAATGACGACGCCATTGTCTCGCCCCAGGAATACCTTGGAAAATTCCCAACATATGGCGGGTGATATGACCTAAATAAGTGCCTTGTGAGAGCTCTTTTTCAATATAAGGATACATGGCTTTTACGGCAGCGACGGCATTAGTAACAGGTAACTGATTATCAAAAAGCACGTGATCCACATGAGCCAATATTGATGGATTTTGATAAGCTTCGCGACCTACCATAACACCATCCATATATTTTAAGTGCTCCTGCGCCTCTTCTAGTGACTTAATTCCCCCATTAATTGCCATAGTGAGATGCGAGAAATCACGTTTTAATTGATAAACACGAGGATAATCTAAAGGAGGCACTTCGCGGTTTTCTTTGGGGCTTAATCCCGATAACCAAGCTTTGCGAGCATGAATAATAAAGGTATCGCAGTTATTATCACGGCTGACGGTATCAATAAAATCACATAGAAATTGATAACTATCTTGGTTGTCGATGCCAATACGTGTTTTTACCGTCACAGGAATATCGACCACATCACGCATAGCTTTCACGCAATCTGCAACGAGTTGTGCTTCACCCATTAAACAAGCACCAAAGCGTCCATTTTGTACCCGATCAGAAGGGCAACCTACATTTAAATTAATTTCATCATAGCCACGCTCTTGTGCCAATTTTGCACATTGCGCTAACGCTTGTGGATCACTGCCGCCAAGCTGTAATGAGATCGGGTGCTCTTCGTTGCTATATTTTAAATAATCACCTTTGCCATGAATAATGGCACCTGTTGTGACCATTTCAGTATACAGCAAAGTATTTTTGGTAAGCTGGCGAAAGAAATAACGGCAATGGCGATCAGTCCAATCGAGCATCGGCGCAACAGAGAAGTGGTTCAACGGGTTATTCCCTTGAGTGCCCTGTGTTTGCTTGTTTTCTAGTGTTTTATCGGTTGGTGTATTTTCGTGCATTATAACCCATTTTAGTGTATTTTCTCTTTATCAGGACACCAGTGAGGACACCAAAAATTGGTGTCCTGCTGAGAGTGAGAGAGGATTTATATAGAGATGGCTTACTATACCATATCAAAACGCGATAGAGCAGACGGCACTGCTCGATACAGATGTTCCGTTTCTGTGAAAGCTGGTGGAAAGAGAATTTATAATGAAAGCAGAACGTTCACCAAACAGGCTCATGCAAAAACATGGGGAACTAAACGTGTTTTAGAGCTAGAGCAAAACGGCATACCAGATCCAACTGATGCAACAAAAATAACAGTCAGAGATTTACTGTTTAAATATTTAAATGATCCAGATCTTGGCGGGAAAGCAGGAAGAACAAAACGGTATGTTTTAGAAATGCTGTTTGATTCTGATTTGTCTAAATATGGGCTAACAGAGCTTACCGTTTCACATATTGTTGATCATTGCAGACATAGACACGCATCAGGTGCATCACCCTCAACCATTAACCATGATGTTAGTTATTTGACCTCGGTATTAAAATCGGCAAAACCTATCTATGGTATAGAATATACGGCTAATCCAGCGTATGAGGCACGCCCGTTACTCATTCAAATGGGATTGATTGGTAAATCGCAACGGCGTAGTCGTAGACCTCAAAAAGAAGAGTTAAAACAACTAAGAGAAGCGCTTAAAAAACGAAGCGAACACAGAGAGTGCATTATCCCTTATGTTGATATTTTAGATTTTTCTATTCTTAGTTGCATGCGTATTGGTGAAGTGTGCAAAATTCTATGGACAGACGTTGACGAGAAAAACAGATCAGTAATTGTTAGAGATAGAAAAGATCCGCGTAAAAAATCTGGCAATCATATGTCAGTTCCTTTGCTTGGTGATGCATGGACAATACTGAGTCGCCAACCAAAAACAAGTGATAGAATTTTCCCTTATAACCCTAAATCAGTTACTGCAGGTTTTCAGCGCACTAGGAACGCATTAGGAATTGAAGATCTTAGGTATCATGATTTAAGAAGAGAAGGGGCTAGTCGTTTATTTGAAGCGGGCTTTAGTATTGAAGAGGTGGCTCAAGTTACAGGACATAGATCTTTAAATGTTCTTTGGCAGGTATATACAGAGTTATATCCCAAATCTCTACACGAAAAGTTTGAAAAAATAACATCAAAAAAGGCATGAAATTCATGCCTTTCTATTTTAGCATCTTACTAAAAATGCCCAAGCTTGATATCCGTATGCATGCGCATCTAATCTTTTACCAGATTTACCACGAACTTTACGGAATCTGCAAAATATCCAGCGAAAACCTTTTGGTGCTGGTTTGCTAGTAATTGGTTTTAAAGCCATTCATAAACACCTCCTTACCAAGAGAGATTTTTCTTGAGTTAACTTCCCTGAGGTGTTATTGTCAGGTTGTCACGAAGTAATTCAAGTAGTAACACTCTTAGGTTTGTTACTAAAAAAAGCCCTTGTTTAGCACCACCTAAACAGGGGTTTTATATTTTTTGCAACTGATATTCAGCTGCTTCTAGAGAAACTCCACACACCTGAGCGACTTCAATAGGTGTCATGTTTAATAGTATTTCTCTTTTGGTGGCAGGGATAAGTAACTCACCACTGAAACATTTTGCCTGCCATTCACTACTTTCAAACGCTCTTATTCGAACGTTAGGCATAGACCTAGCGAAAGATATATTTTTATGCATAAGTAAATGGCCTAGCTCATGTGCAACAGTCATCCTATCCCGACCATTTCCATTTAATGCTCCCTCATATATATCTTCCCTTAATATAATCTTGCTCTCTTGAGGTATTGTTAACCCGTGAGTTCCCGGCATATCTTCAATGGGCATTATACTGAGTTCATAATCATCAATAAGGCTAGGTAATCCAAATTCAACAAATTCCATTATAGGAAAGTGTAAGTTTGTAATACTTAACATACTCCTTATTTGATGAGTTAGCGTCCTTATATCCCTTCGATTTAGAGAGGGAACTCTATAATCTTGACCACTCAAGAGGCCTCCTTAATTTAAGTATTATTCATTTTTATTCAAAATACTTTGTAAACGAGATAAATCTTCTGCACTTAAATCGTCAAAATTTCTGGCGAACGCAATAGCCACATCTCTTGCTCTTTCTTGTCTACCTAACAAGCTAATCTCCACTGTTTGCTGAGATTCATCGGCTGCCTTTATCAATTTTTCTTTCACATCACCACTTGCTTGGAAAAATTTTATTATATTTTCTAAAATCTGATTTGTGACAGCTCTTTTGCCAGTTTCAATCGCTGAAAGGTAAGAAGATGTCATGTCCATTGACTCAGCCATACTTTTTAAAGTAATGCCTAAATCAATCCGCATTTTCCTTACAGTCTTACCGAACGGCGTTAACATTTTGTGACTCCTCAATTAAAAAATAAGGTAAAAATACCCTACGCTTTGATATTAACAAAATGAGTTATTGAAATCAACATGTTTTGTTGATTTTTTTTCATTTTCTGTTTCTTTTGTTTTAAATCAATATGTTATATTTTCCATGATGTGGTGTTTTTAGATACTTAAGTATAATTATGATGCAATAAAGTATGGTTTTGGTAAATATTAAAAACTCTAATATCATGATGATAACTATTATTAATGTAAGATTAGGAGGGAATAAATAATGGGTGTTGAAGTTGGTGAAGGTTTGAGTGATGAAATGACTTTATGGAGATATATGTCTATTGACAAGTTAATAGACCTTTTCAGTAAGAATAAGCTTTTTCTTACACCACTTTCTATTTATCAGGAAACAGATCCATTTGAAGGTTATGCCCCGCAAATTGTCTTAAAAGAATATCATAAAATGATAAACACTGTTTTTAATGAAGAGTGTTGTGCAGCAACTAATCAATTTAATCATGACGATAAAAGAAGAAACTTGATAGAGGATAAATTTAAAGAAAGTAAAGAAATAGTAACTTCCATGTATTACAAAATAATGAAATCATGTATTGTTAATTGTTGGTATCATAATGATTTCGAATCAGAGGCTATGTGGAAGTTATATTCTGATAGTGGAAAAGGAATTGCCATCAAGACTAACGTTACTTCTCTGGTTAATTCTTTAAGTGAAAACGATGAACTTTCTTTAAGGCTAGGTAAAGTCAAATATTTTAATTTTTTTGACACAAACTTAAAACATGAAGATTGTTTAGTGGATGGTTCAACGTCTCCATTATTGAAACGTAAAGAATATGAGCATGAAAATGAAGTTAGGCTTTATCTAGTTCCTAAGCCTGAAGATTGGTATACATATGAATCAATTCCTTTTTTTCTAGATGTTAATGTATCGACTTTAATCGAAGAAATATATATATCTCCTTATGTAGGAGAACCATTTACTTCTAGTGTTTATAAAATATGTGAATTATTTGGAATCCCTGAAAGTAAAATAAAAAAATCGAAACTTTTAGATGATTATAAAGAAGCGATGAGAAAATTTATTGAGGATTAATGGTTACAATTGGCTGTATCAATTATACAGCCAAATACAATTTATTGTAATGATTTGAATTCTATTTTAGCTAATTCTCGTTTTTTATCTATCCATTCAGCCAAATCAACAATATGTACTAATCGGCCAGATTTTTGATTATCTCTATATGTTGGAAACGGTAATTCTCCAAGGTTAGCTTTTTTATCAGCCCAGGATGGCGATATGCTAAGGAACTTCTCAGCAACTACAGATAACGGAATTTGAGATGTTTCATATTCTGCCATTAATAAAAATACTGTATTCATATTTTCTCTCCACACTGTCCGTACACAGTTTAAATAGATATTAGTTAATGCTGGTGGTTATTGCTGATACAATTTTAATCCGTTTGTTAGATTTCGTTGAAATGACATATTATTAAAATCTGGTTCCATTAACTCCTGCACAACCTCACCTGTATTTACATCATATAAATGGCTATCAGTTAGGTTATTTATAATAAAAGTTTCTCTTTCACTTTGAGACCAGGAGTTAAATGCTTTTAATAATTTTTTAGGTGTTCTGTATTGTGGTTTTATCCCTAACCTTTTTGCAGCTGCGAAATTATGATGCCCATTTACTAATAATGTATATTGCTTACCTCTTAAAGTTACATACAATATATTGACAATAAACACTTTAAATCTTTTAACTTTATCTAAAACAACATATTCATTTAAATAACGCTGACTACTAATTAATTGTCCTTTTATTTCCATTATTAAATCCTTTTAAACTCAATCACCCATACCCACGGATTATCTGCATATTTAAAGTTAGTAGGTGATACTGAATCCCAAAGATTACGAAACCAACAAAACGGGTCCATACTGCCCCCAGTTAATTCTCTATCTAAAGGATAACCTTCGGCTTTAAATTCATTATCATCAGCACTTTTTAAACGCTCAACACGAACATCGGTGATTTCTAACGTAATGCGCGAATATCTACGAGGCATGTGTATAGATGGAGTCCACTTAATTTCTTCATACCATCCTTCCTCTAAATCAGATGGTTTATGTGTAGCTTTATATGCAATTGTTGATTCAGTGCATACCCCTGTTTTAAATGTTTCACGAACCCAAAGGCGATCACCAACCTTGCCAAGAGGACAAGGAAACCAACCGCTGGTATCGTTATGTAAATCGCCAGCCCATCTGAAATTAAAATCATCCTGTTGTACGGAAATAGTTTCTCCTGATAGTGTGCAAGGCTGGTTGTTCATTACTCTACGAGTTTGAGTTTTACGCCCATCTAAAATGGCTTTTACCATCTCGGTATTAAATATAATTCCACGCTCTTTACTCATGGCAATCCCCAATAGCTAGGAATTTATCCATAGCGTTGCTTGCTAACTCTTTTATCAGGATCTGCTTACTTGCATACTGAATAGCTTCACATGCCCATACAAAACCAGATGTTGGCTTTGCTACAGGATATAGTGACTCCCAATCCCAAGGTGATTCTATGCCTCCTATTGACGGATCTGTAAAACTGGAGTTTTCAATAGCAAAGGAATATGACTGTTCCGAAATTGAACCGCTAATGCAGTAATCATTGATTAATGATTTCAACTCACCAATTCTTCTGGAAAAATCTTTATAAGCCTCTTTTAAATCAGCTAATTTTTCGCGATCTTCTTCCTCATCTAAAATATCATTCTTCCATTGCTGGAGTTCATTGTTTAAATATTCTAGTGTTCTTTTAACATCAACTTCTTTATAAATTGCCGTGGCTTCACTACGAGATGATCCAATCTGCAATTTTTCAGCTAAATAACCTAAGTCAAGGCTATCTTTATTAAAGAAATGAAGCATATCTTTAATACGGCTAAATACCCAAGTACCCATATCTCCAGTCATATATAGATAATAAGGTGTTGTCACAATATCAAACCAATATGCTGAATTTTTTGGGTTAGAAAAGTGGTAATGACGATATAACCCATCGGATTTAATGCATGCCATTTCGTGCATTTTAGTATCTTCATGGAAGCGCCCCATAGTAAAGATCTCCTTAAATCACATTAATTAAATGGCGTGGATACATAAGCCCAATTGGAGCAAAGGGAATATCATCCTCAAAATCCATTGGTGGTTGACTACTTTGGGCTTGAGGTTGAGCTGGTGGCTGATTTTGCTGTGCCGACTGTGAACCTGCTGATTTAGTAGCACCACCTAGCATTTGCATTGAACCACCAACCTTTACAGCAATTTCTGTTGTATATCGTTTAACACCGTTATCATCCCACTCGCGGGTTTGTAATTGCCCCTCGATATAAACTTGCGAGCCTTTGCACAAATAGCCACCTGCGATATCTGCGAGCTTTCCAAACAAAACGACACGATGCCATTCTGTCTTTTCTCGGTTTTCACCCGTTTGTTTATCTCGCCACTTTTCTGATGTGGCCACAGCTAAATTGGCAACAGCACCACCAGAAGGCAGGTAGCGAATTTCAGGATCGCGCCCTAAATTGCCGATAAGAATTACTTTGTTTACTGATCCGTTAGCCATTTTCAGTTATTCCTATTTGAGTAATATCGCCACCCATAAGATGGCGATTAATTAATAATTAAGCTGAAAATTTGCCAATGAATGTTTCGATTTCACTTTCATCGAATTCATCACAAAGCAGATTGCGAAACTCTTGAGCGATTTGTTCTTCAAGGTTTTCGAGTTGAACAATACGGAGCACTAAAACAGGAACATCACCGCCAGTGAGCACGCTATAACGCAATTTAATGCTACGTTCTTTTAACTCGTCATACGGAGTGCATGTAAACTGGAATGCAGTAGGCATAACATCTTTGCTTCTTGCTTCAACGCTTTCTAATACTGAACGTTTGGCACTAAAATCGTGATCTTCATGTTCGGCAGAGCGTGTTGATTCAATCGTAATACGGCGAACAGCAGAAATAGCTTGTTTGATATCTAAAACATTACCTTCTGCATCGAACGCCATTAAATAATCACGCCAGTCTTCTAACCATTCCGCTAATTCTTTTTGACGATATTTAACACCATCAATTTTTAATAGTGCTGAGAATGGAGCGGTTTGTTTTAATTTCACAAGAGCCGTATTATCAGCATGACCAGGCTCACCAATTGTGCCGATATTGAAAATAGTTTTGGCACTCATTTCATTGGCATCAATAAAGCAGCTAACACCTTCATCAATTGCATTCTTGATTGAGTATTTAACAAAATCACTGATGCTTGTTGTTTTCATTTCACCACGGAAACGGAAGCGACCTTCTTGTAAGTTTTCTAAACTACTTACTTTAAAGTCATTAGGAAGGACAATGGCAGGGCAAAGAGACTTCTCTATTGCATCGAGACTTAATGAAGCCACCGCCATATTTTGAATTTGCGAAATAGCATTACCGTCTAATTGAGACATGAATAAACTCCTACTTATTTAAAAGCATTAAATTAAATGGATAGGTTTAATTAAAAATAAGGAAACTAATTAACGGATTTTAATTTCCCGTCGGGCTGACCCTGCAAAGAAAATAATTGACCTTGGTCTTCTTGCATAATGGTCAACTTACCACCTTTACCCACGTACATTGGCGTTTTGGTGGTGTCTTCTTCAGCCCGTTTTCCGCGTGGTGTTGGTGCAGAGAATTTAAGTTTATGAGTTATTTCAACTCGTTTTTCTTCCATTGAATTACTAAGGCGAGCAATATCTAATTCAATAGTGACCTTGCCTTTTCCACCATTATTTAAAACGCCTAAAGCCACATCATTTAAAACAGCAGAGACTTTATTTTCAAAAACGCCAGCGTCCAATTCGGAAAGAAAGTCGGGAACATTTGTCTTACGATCTTCTTGGCTCATTTCTATAACCTCACGTTATCACTTCACACAATAAGAAAGGGCACTAGCTACCTGATATGGACTGTCATGGATGAATGCCAGCACCCTTACTTATTGCTAGAGTCATAATCAAAAAGAGCGGACCACCTGTGGTTTCATCAGCCCGATTGGGATTCGGATTTCTAGCTGACTGCAGGTTACTTTTTTTCACGCCCACGCTCTTTGGTTATAAAACTAACTTTATAAAAATGGCTGACTGAGCAGAACATTATCACCACACCCCCGTTAATGGTTTAAGACTCAGCCAGCCATTGTTTCTCTTCACACTTCAAATATTGTGCCTGATTATTTTCCCACCTCAGGCGGTGGTGGTATTCTTGGAAGATCCGACACAACCAAGAGAATGTTAAAATGTCAGGTTTCAGCAGAGCATTACAATTAAAAATTCTGGAAATTGCAGTACAGGATTACCCTAATGCTATTCAACCCCAAAATATACCGTCAGATTTTTCTGACATTGATGATGATATTTTATTAAAAAACATTGCATATCTTAGTGAAGAGGAAATGATAACCGGTGGAGTAATCCATGTAATGGCTGGTGCATTTCCTGAACTTACACTAATAAAAGCAACTAGACATGCTATAAATCTACTTACTGAGGAAGGCAGTATATCCACCTCTCTTAAAGTAATTACAGTCAGACTACATGATGAAACATTAAATGAAATTCGTGATTTCATTACTTTAAACGTCCCTGACCCAGAAGAAAGGAAAGGGTATTTGCAGCGCTTAAAAGAGCTTCCCGTTGACGCCACAAAACACATTGTGCTTCAACTACTGGGTAAGGGGCTGAATCAGATACCGGACGCAGTTCAGTGGCTACAAACAGTGCTCCGTTCTTAACAAATTCAGATTCTTCACTATGTTTTACAAACTTAAGCCAACCGACGGTTTTATGTAGTTCTAACCAAAAATCTTCATAAATATTGTCGGTTGACAGAGTTAGCGCGTTCTTATGAAAGACTAAGGCATAGATCCTGATGTTTTGTTTTTTATTAGTAGCATTACTCACGCCAATTTCCCTCCACACAGTTGTTTCTCTTCACACGTTCTCTTCACACATAAAAATCATTTACTTTGGGTCTGAATAGCACTTTTGATTCTGTACTCGTCTATTTCAGCATCTAGTTTGCAATATCTTCATCAGTGAAACTTACTGGAAGTATGATTACTGGTTCAGTTATCATTTACTTTTCCTTCACATATAAAAATTTAGCTTATTGTTATAAATGATATTAGGCTAAGCCTAATCTTTAGTCAATAGGCTATGCCTAATAAATTAAATGAAATTAGACGATGATTATTTTTTATATCAAAATCAATTGAGTAGATAATTAGGAAAGGCCTAGCTTAACAAGTTTCCATCAGACCAAATGAGTTTAAGCTGGACGCTTTGAGGATTTTTTATTGCTTTTATTGTTATTTAACCATTCAGAGGCTTGTCGTTCTAAAGTTATAATGTATGCCCTAGTATCACTATTAACCCAAGAAGGTTCTTTTGTATTATTTTGCAGCAAAAGATATTTTATTATTTCTTTTCTTTCTGCCGAAGCTGACATATAAGCATGAATAAGGCTATTAAGTTGATGTTCATCATGTGTACATCTTGATTCAGCTTTATTTACTGGGAGGTGAAACTCCTTTAAGCCCCAATGTTCAGGTCCAACAACATCAGAAAAATAACTCCATAATTCAGGTAGCTTATCTTTTGAAATGGAGCCTTTTTTTATCCAATCATAAATAGATGGTAGCTTTACATTGAAATGTCGAGCAATCTCAGTTTTTGATTTAACTGATCCTGATGATAGTTTTTTATTAATTGCCTGCTCTATCGCTCGGCCTAAATCTTTACCATTAAGCATAGCCTAATTATCTTATCTTTATATTGTGTAGGCAATTCCTATTGATTTAACATTAGGCTTAGCCTAACATTGTATTTCAATATAGGCCGGAGGTAATTGAATAATGGATCAAATAAGTGCCACAACCGCAATAAAAAAAGCATGTAATTATGTCGGTGGGCAGTCTGAAATGGCTAAACGCTTGGGTATTTCACCGCCTACAGTAAATCAATGGATCAATGGAACCCGAAAAATTCCAGCACGACGTTGCCCTGAAATAGAAAAAGTAACTTCAGGAGTGGTTCGATGTGAAGAACTAAGGCCTGATGTTGATTGGTCTTATTTACGGGGAACTCAACAATGATTTTTATACTTACTTTATTGAAATAAACAATAGCAAAACCGTTTAAAGCAGTTAACTACAAGAATCTATCAATGGTGGTAGGAAATGAGTTGTCAATCAATAAAACAGGTAGTGAAAGCGATGTGTGAGGCGACAGCTGGTGGACGTGAGGCGATGGCTGGAGCACTAGGTCTGTCTTTAACATCATTCAACAACAAGCTTTATGAGAAAAACGGTTGTCGTTCATTTGATTTAAACGAGCTATTAGCGATGCAAGATATTTCTCAGACCGTTTTATTTGCTGAATTTGTCGCTCGTGAATCAAATCGCTTACTCGTGGACAGAATTAGCCCTGCTGATTTAGATCAGACAGAACTATTCACATTACGTAGCAATGTTGACGAAATGCAAGGGCATTTAGCGTTACTGATGAAAAATAGTTTGGCTGATGGTGTTATTGATAACGAAGAATCGCAGAAAATAAAAATGATGTTAGATGGTTTAATTTCGCAGATCCGCACATTTATGAATGCATTTGTTTCGTTACATCAAAAGAGAAATTAAAAATGGCTATATCCAGAAAGGGTGAAGCCAACGATGCACGGTCGCTGGCTTCGGTTTGCCAATTTCAATTATGTGAAGAGAAATCAGCATGAGTAGATTAGCGCATTTAGTACCTAAAAAGCAATTCCGATGTTTACCTGTCTCAGGTCGTCAGTCATTCCGCTATGTAGAAATCATAGTCTCTGACGAACAACCAGACAACTACAAGAAATCTGCATGTTTGGTAGATAGACAGTCTCTTAAAAAGGCATGGGCTGATTTTTATTTTTCAAGTGGAGAGCGGGACAATGAGCAATGAGAACCCAAACCAACTTGATCGCTACTATAAAAATCACCGAGGTATCGTTGTTCATGTTGTTCGTTATGACAGAGAAAACAGCGCGTTATTTTTATGCTTGATGGTTGTGACGACCCACAGTGTGAACCTGTACAGCGTTTTAAAGAGAAGTACACACGTATTAAGTAATGAGGTGGCAAGATGAGTTTATTATTACTAAAAAGTCGCCCTTTAGTCGTTATTCCTGAATTAGCGGTACGTCTTGGTTTAAATGAGGCGATGCTGTTACAGCAAATTCAATATTGGCTAACTGAAACTACTTCAGGTGTTGAATATGACGGCTCACGCTGGATTTATAACACCGTTGAGGAGTGGAAGGAGCAATTTCCTTTTTTCTCTGAATCAACGATTAAACGCGCTTTTGCTAATTTGAAAAAGCAGGGTGTTTTACGCATCGAGCAAATTAATAAATCGAACCATGACCGCACTAATTATTATGCGATTAATTACGATCACCACTTGCTAACCGATGAGGTCAATATGACCCAATCGAACAGTGATAATTCATCTAATCGAATAGTTCAAAATGACCTTATCGATAAGCGCAAATTGAAACCGTCAAACAGTTCAAAATGCGCTGTTCTGAACAGGTCAAAATGGCCTGATCTTACAGAGAATACAACAGAGATTACTTCAGAGAGTACAACAGAAACAGATCATTCGTCGCAGAATTCTGACGAATCCAGCGACCAGCCGAAAAATGATTTTTTAACTCGTTATCCTGAAGCAGTGATTTACAGCGCTAACTTCCAAAAATGGGGCGATGAAGGTGATTTAAAAACGGCGAAATGGATGTTTGGTCGTGTTAAAAAACTAAATCCATCTGCGCTAGAGCCTACTTGGTATGACTGGGCGAACGATATTCGTTTGATGCGTCAAATCGATGGGCGTACCCATGAGCAAATTTGTGCCTTGTTCGATTGGGCCAACAAAGATTCATTCTGGTACCAAAACATTTTAAGTCCTCGTAAGTTACGTAAACACTTTGATGAACTATTCGTTCGTAGTCAAAAGCCAAAGGATGAGCTAAAGGTTCAAGTTGACACCGTTGAACGTGATAGTGCCTTTTCCCGCTTGATTGGCTCTCGGTCTAAACCTAAAAACCGCATTGAAGAAATTGCGCTTGAACTAGCGGGTAAGACAGGCATTCGCCGTATGAGTGAGTTTTCTGGTCGCCAAGCATGGAACAGTATTTGGAAGCAAGCGACAGAAATGTCTCTGGAGGCTCAGTAATGATTGATTACGCACTGAAATTACAGGAGTTAAAAAACCAACCTGCTCATAAATTAAATGAAATAGGGGATCAGTGGCAATCACCCGAAAACCTCGTATATGGCATCAATTCAATTTATGGTCCATTCACACTAGATCTATTCACTGACGGTGAAAACAGTAAAGCACCTTATTTCTACACAGCTGAAGATAACGCGCTCACGCAAGATTGGTCAGCGAAGCTAAAAGAAATCGGCGGTGTTGCCTTTGGTAACCCTCCTTACTCGCGTAGTTCATATCACGAAGGTCAACCTTTAACAGGTGTTGGTCACATCATGAGTCATGCATTAGCTATGCGTGAACAATACGGTCGGTATGTTTTTTTATTAAAAGCGGCAACAAGTGAAAGTTGGTGGCCAGAAAATGCAGATCACATCTGTTTTATCCGTGGGCGTATAGGTTTTGACGTTCCGAAGTGGTTTATTCCAGCTGATGAAAAACAAAAACCATCAGGTGCAATGTTTGCCGGGGCAATTGTCGTATTTGATAAAACATGGGCTGGTAAAGCATTTGATTACATTAGTAGAGAAGAATTAGAACAGCGTGGTAAGGCATTTATTGAGCAAATGAAGTGGCTGGCATCGAGAGGTGTTGCATGAAAACGACAGAGCAAATACTGAACCAATATAAAGAGGGTGACAAGATTGATCGCCATATTGTGAGTCGTGATTTAGGCATAGCTCTATCTAGCTCATCGAGAGCATTGTCATACCTGAATGGATTAGGTGCATTAGTACGAGTAGGCAATGAAGATCGCCCTGTACGTTACATTGTGACCAATGAGGCAGAGCACATTTACCAAGCGATAATTGAAGAGCGCAAACTAGGTGAATCGACCTACCTGCAAAAACAAAAGGCCAAAAAGCGCGCATTACCCACAATCAAATGGGTAAAACATGCCACCTCTAATTTTGATCTCATGGGTAAATTGCCAACAGAGCCTTATGACTCATTAGTCAGAACAGTAAGAGGTAATCACTAATGCTAACTAAATATATTCTGTTCGTTGGGTTTTGGTTTGTAGTGACATTGCTAATTGGAGTGTGGGGGACTTATGCCTGAACTTATGCTCACATTGCCATTTCCACCAAGCGTTAACTCGTATTGGCGAAACATTAAGGGGAGAACGCTGATTAGTGAAAAAGGGCGTAAGTTTCGAATTAACACGATCGCCTCTGTCTATGAGCAACTAAAACGAAAACCTAAAGCTATTAAAGAAAATGTCTCTGTCCTAGTTCGTTTATACCCACCAACAAAACAGCGCAGGGATATTGATAACTTTTTAAAGGCCCCATTTGATGCATTAACACATGCGGGTATTTGGGAAGATGATCAGCAGGTAAAGCATATGGATGTGATGTTAATGGAAGTCGTAAAGGGTGGAAAGTTAGAAATCACTATCCGCTCATTTAATAACGTGATGTACGGTCACGAATAAAACGTGGAGAGAAATAGCATGAATGGATTAATTGTTATTGATGGTTTTCAGGTTCGTAGAGATATAGCCGGTCGCTATTGCTTAAATGATTTACATCGAGTGTCAGGTGGCGAAAAACGACACCAACCATCGAACTGGAGTTCATTGGCTCAAACGAAAGAGTTGATTGATGAAATTTCGACCGCTCCTGAGATCACAGGAGCGCCTATTGCCATTGTCGCTGGTGGATATAACCAAGGGACGTATGTTTGCAAAGAATTAGTGTATGCCTATGCAATGTGGATCAGCGCTTCTTTTCATTTAAAAGTGATCCGTACCTTTGATGCTTTAGTGTCACAACAGCACCAGGAGAAACTCAGTGATAAGGTTCAAGCGGGCGTGATACTACTGGAATCGATGTCTAAAAGTTTAAACTTCTCGAATTCATCAAAATTAGGGGCTTATCAAAAGTTACAAGCAATGGCGGGGTTACCTGAGTTAGCCCCTGTTTATGCGATTGATGCGCCAAGTGGATCTATGGATGGCTCCAGTCGTCCTACTGTGGCTTTATCAACACTGATTAAAAAACACAATTTACCCATTTCAGCACAGCAAGCCTATAAGCGATTAGCCGAACTAGGCATTGTTGAACGTCTATCACGCCCAAGCACGAAAACTGCTAGCAAAACGAAAGAGTTTTGGTCTGTTACGGCTAGAGGTTGTCAGTTTGGGAAGAATATGACGAGCCCTAATAATCCTCGTGAAACCCAACCGCATTTCTTTGAGAGTAAAACGGATGAGTTGATCCGTATGGTGATGTTGAATAAACAGGTGAGCGCATGAAGTTACTATTAACGCCGTATATTCAAAAAGAATTGGGGGTTGTGTTGTTGAAACCTGGTGCTGAGTTGCTTGAGCAATTTAGAAACCATCAGCGTGTGATCATCAGTGATGTACCACAGAGTTTAGATGTGTTGCCCTCAGGCGCATTAACCGGTGATGAACAGCCGATTTTAAATAATCAGCACATTGTTCAATTTCTCAATAGCAAAAAGGTGATCCACACCATAGATAAAGTGGCACCAATGGATACGTGGGTCGCTCATCATATTCATTGTTGTCAGATTAATAACGATGCAGATAACTATCATCATCATGAATTGGTGACCACATTTCATGAAGCGGGTGTGATCCGCACTTGTTGGTATCACGATAATCATATTCGAAACTCATCAGCAGGGTGGGTTGCTGAGTTGGCTCATAAAAATCGTATTGATTGGATGTTAGATACTATTCGTTTTCGTTTGAGATTAGATGATGGCCACCAGCTGACGATACCTGATTTTTTCACCTTTGCTGTTATGCATAACGTTATCGATGAATTACCTGATGCCATATTGCGGAGAGTGTTGGACTGGCCTGATAAACCCAAAGAACGCAGAGTGCACGGCGGATTTCCTGAGGCTGACATTGTTCCAAATGAAATGTCAGCATTATCTGCAATGAGCGGGCGTTTAGAGGCGATAAAACCGGTTATTAAAGTTGCTGTCGATCCGGAGCCACCAGCCTCATTTCTGCTGAAACCTAAAATGCAACGTTGGGAAAATACCCAATGGTTGCAATGGGTAAAAACTCAACCGTGTTGCGTGTGTGGGCAACAGGCTGATGATCCGCATCACATCATCGGTCATGGTATGGGAGGCATGGGTACTAAAGCTCATGACCTATTCACTATTCCATTATGCCGCATTCACCATGATGAGTTACATCGAGACCCAAAACAATGGGAAGCGACTCACGGCAATCAACTCGAATTGTTATTTCATTTTTTAAACCGTTCTTTAGGTATCGGTGCATTTATTTAACGTGTGTACGGCACGAGTGGAGGAAATATGCCAATTTATGCGCATGACTTGAAATATTTAAGTGATATGGCATCGATAGCTACATCAAACTTAAGGGCTTCAACAAAAGGTCAGTTAGAAGCATTTGAAGATTTTGGGTTAACAGACACGAGAGCAACACCAAGAGTTAGAATACGAGATTTAAAATTAAATGGTCGTTTTGTTTGTCGTGATACCGATCCAATCTATGTATTAGAAACTCGCTGTCGTCGAACACCAAAGCCGATGATAGAGCCTGTGGATTTTTTATTATGCTCATGGCGTAGGGCTATCAATGCATTAAGTGAAGAGCAACACTCATGGATAATGTATTGTTATGGATATAGTTTGAAATTTGAGCATCAAGTTAATATCAGTGTTCATGTGTGGTCTGAATTTGAAAAACAGCATAAAGGTAAAAAGATAACTAAAAAAGTTAAAGAACGACTAAGATCATTAGTCTGGTTATCGGTTCAGGCTTGCACTAGGCGTAATTATTCACAAACAGAGCTGGCTCGCTTGGTGGGTGTTAAGCGTGATAATTGGAGTAAAAACTATCAAGTATATTGGGATTATCTACTTTATGTGTGTTATGAATTAGATAAATTGGCATTACTTTCAATGAGGCGAGTTAGAATCGAGTTGATCAATAAAAATAATAACGACAACTTGCAAAAGTCAACAAAATAGGCGATATTTAAGTCTAATTTGGTATGTTGCCAAAATTGTTTATAACCTCGCCTTTGCGGGGTTTTTTATTGGCAATTAGTAGATAAGACTTGCTGTTCTCTTTGGTCAGAGTTACATGTGTAGTTATGCACAATAACTAACCAAAGGCATAAAATATCATGTTAAAACAGTGTGATATGACAACACAGGCAAGTTGTGTACTTGAAACAATCTCAAAAAATGATTGGCAAACAGTACAAGCAATTTCAAATCAAACTGGGCTAAGTAATGAAAATTGTGAGTTTTTATTAACTCAGTTTGAAATAGCAGGGTTTGTCGCAAAGCAAGGAAATAGCTATATGCGTACAGCCTAAAAAATATAAAGAATTTATAAAGCTGGTGGTTTAACCGTCATCGGCTTTTTTATTGCGTAGAAAAGGACTTCTGATGCAACTATTTAATGACGACGCACTATCTGTATTAAAAACACTACCTGATAACAGTATTGATTTAATCGCCACGGATCCACCGTATTTCAGAGTGAAGTCGTGCGCATGGGATAATCAGTGGGATAATGTTGAGTCGTATCTGTCTTGGCTCGATGAAGTATTAGCTGAATTCTGGCGAGTATTAAAACCCAATGGCAGTTTGTATTTATTCTGTGGTTCTAAATTGGCGTCAGATACTGAATTGCTTGTTCGCGGGCGATTTAATGTATTAAGTCATATCATTTGGGCTAAACCATCTGGGCCATGGAAAAAAACAAAATAAGGAAAGCCTGCGCGCCTTTTTTCCTTCAACAGAACGAGTACTTTTTGCTGAACATTACCAAAAACCAGTCACAGCTAAAGGTTCTGAGTTTTCGTTAAAATGTAAAGAGCTAAAGCAAAATGTATTTAAGCCATTGATTGATTATTTTAGAAATGCTCGTTTAGCACTGCAGGTGAGTGCAAAAGAAATAGACCAAGCAACAGGTAAGCAAATGTGCAGTCATTGGTTCAGCAATAGTCAGTGGCAATTACCTAGCGAGGAAGACTATAAAAAGTTACAAACACTGTTTACACACATTGCTGATAAACACGAAAAACTATCACCGTTATCCCGCCAGTTTACCGAGTTAGAGCGTGAGCAGGTTACATTACAAAAAGACTACCAAGAATTAATAAAAGAATATGGGTTATTAAGGCGACCATTCTTTGTAACTGCAGATGTGCCTTACACCGATGTGTGGGATTATCCACCTGTTCAGTATTATCCCGGTAAACACCCTTGCGAGAAACCATCAGCCATGATGGAACACATTATTCGCTCAAGTAGTCGCGAAGGGGAGCTAGTTGCTGATTTTTTTATGGGATCGGGTGCAACACTGAAAGCAGCACTAAAGCTTAATCGAAAGGTTTTAGGTGTGGAGCTTGAGAGAGAGCGATTTGAACAAACCGAACAAGAAATAAAAGCGCTAACTTGTAAGTAATTCTTACAGGTTCAACTATCCGGTTATTCCGGATAGTTCACATGTTCGGTTATTCCGAACAACTCATTCAGAAGATCGCTTAGGCGGTCTTTTTTCGTATATGCCGACCACAGAATCAATCACCCTCGTTATCACGTTCACACAAGAGCTGTGAGTCGGCACCTTATTAACTAAATAAATTGGTAAATGTTATGTCAAAAGAGATAAGCGAATTACAGTTTAGTCTTCACTATGCCTCAGAAACAGACAGTGAAAAGAATACCTCCATCATTTTAACGGCGAATATCCATACGGCTGATGGTGAAACTCAACAACTGACACAATTAATTTGCACGACATCTTCCGCAGGTAAAAAGCAATATCGAATCGGCTTGCAAAAAATTAGTGATGCTGGTGCTCCATTGCTGGTGGCGATTGAATCCTATTGGCGCAAAAACACACAAGAGAGTTGTGTTTATTTGTTAGAGAAAGCGAAGCAATTTATTCAAGGACAC